GCGCGAGAAGGCCATTGCCGCCGCACTGAACCGCACCGCAGAGATGGCAAAGACTGCGGCAGCGCGGGACATCACCGGCACCTTCAACCTGCAGGCGAGGTACGTCAAGGATCGCATCAGGATCCGCAGGGCATCGGCTCGCTCCGGTGTTCTCGAGGTGGTGCTGTCGAGTCCCGGCAAGCGATCGGCCAACCTGATCCGATACGCTGAAACACGGCCCACGGCGGCCAAGATTCGCAAGCGCGCCAAGTCCGGCACGCTCGGCGTATACGTGAAGATCCGCCGCGGCGACAGTTACAAGCTGGTCAAGGGCGCGTTCATCGGCAACCAGGGCCGCACCGTGTTCCGACGCGTGGGCAAGGCGCGACTGCCGATCGAATCCCTGCAGGCGAGCGACGTGCCGCAGGCCATGTTCTCCGACATCGGCGTGACGAACCTCAAGCGCGCAGTCGCTCGCGTGTTCCCGCAGCGCCTGGCGTACGAGATCCAGAGGCTGATCGGGCGATGAAGCGCGGGTCCTTCCCATGCCGGTGTTGTACGGCTACAACGACGCCCGATTTCGATCTAGTGTCTCGCCTTTCCGTTTGCCTTTCATCTGTGAAGCGAGCCTGACAATGCCGCTCGTGACGCCTGCCGAATTCGCCAGGACGGTCGGTGTGCACCGCCAGTCGGTGTATGAGGCGATCCGCTCGGGGAGGTTGACGGCGCTCGATGGGAAGCTCGATACGGCCGTCGCAAAGATCCAGTGGGAGGCGAACCGCAAGCGTCAGCCGGTGCGGGTTGAGCCAGAGGCGCCCGCGGGCGAGGCGGCGGAAGGATCGGACTACTGGGGATCGAAGGCGCGGCGCGAGGCGGCCGAGGCCGAGATCGCGGAGTTGAAGGCTGCGGAGTTGCGTGGGGACCTGGTGCGTCGTGCGCTGGTCGAGCGCGAGCTCGCGGCCAAGCTGGTTGCGCTGCGGGAGTCGCTCGAGGTGCTCGCGGAGCGGCTGTCTGCGCAGGTCGCGGCGGAGTCCGACCAGGCGGTGTGCCGGCGGATGCTGCGCGACGAACACCGTAACGCGTTGGCCGGGTTCGTGGTGGCGCTCGAGGAGGTGATCGATGGGGTCACCTGAGCGCGAGCTGGTGCACCAGTTGCTGCGGGAGTACCTGCGGCCACGCGAGTCGATGCCGGTGGATGTCTGGGCCGACCGCTACAGGGTGCTGGCCGGAGAGACGTCGGCCGAGCCTGGTCCGTGGCGCACCGACCGAACGCCGTACCTGCGGCAGATCCTGGCGGACCTGTCGGACGACGCGCCGTATTCCGAGGTGGTGGTGATGTTCGGCACGCAGCTCGGAAAGTCGGAATGTGGCCTTAACTGGCTGGGCTACGGGATCCACCACGATCCCGGGCCGATGATGCTGATTCTGCCGACTGTCGACATCGCCAAGCGGTTCAGCAAGCAGCGGTTAGCGCCAATGGTGCGCGAGACGGACGTGCTGCGGGACAGAATCCGCGAGGCGCGGTCGCGGGACTCGGGAAACACGATGCTCGTCAAGGAGTTCCCTGGCGGCATCCTGGTGGTGACGGGGGCCAACAGTGCGGCAGGGCTGGCGTCGATGCCGTCGCGCATCCTCTACGCCGACGAGATCGACGACTATCCGGACGACGTCGACGGGCAGGGTGAGCCGCTCGGGTTGGCGACGGCGCGGCAGGACACGTTCTCGCGCCGTAAGCGGCTGCTGTCGTCCTCGCCGAAGCGACCGCCGGGATTCTCGACGATCGAGCGGCGGTTCGATGCCGGGACGCGGTTCCGTTACTGGGTGCCGTGTCCGCACTGTGGCGAGTACCAGGTGCTCGAGTGGGGCGGGCGGGAGGTGGCGCATGGGCTGAAGTGGCGCGGCGACCCGTCGACGGCGCACTACGTCTGCATGCACTGCGGGGCCGAGATCGGCGAGCACTCAAAGTCGCAGATGCTGGCGGACGGTGAGTGGCGGGCCGAGAACCCGGACGCGCAGGTTCGTAGCTACCACCTTTCGTCGCTCTATTCGCCGCTGGGCTGGCTGTCGTGGTCGACGATCGTGCGCGAGTTCCTCGAAGCGGCGGTGGCGCTGGAGCAGGGCGTGACCGCGCCGATGAAAACGTGGGTGAACACTCGGCTCGCTCGTTGCTGGGCCGAGCCTGGCGCCAGACTGGCTGTTCATCAGTTACGGGAACGGGCGAACCGGGCCGGGCACCGGCTGCGCGATCTGCCGGACTGCGTGCTGGTGCTGACAGCCGGGGTCGACGTGCAGGACAACCGCCTCGAGGTCAGCGTCTGGGGCTGGGGCGCAGGCGACGAATCTGCGCTGGTCGATCACACGGTTCTGCCTGGTGACCCGGCGCAGCCGGAGATCTGGGAGCGGTTGGACACGTATCTCTCGACGCGGTTTCGGCGTGTCAGCGGCGCAAGCCTGGGGATCGAAGCGGTCGCGATCGACACAGGTGGGCACTTCACGCACACCGTCTACGGGTACGTGCGGGAACGCTCGCCAGGCCGGCGGGTGAGTGCCGACGGCGTGGCGTGGGTGCAGCGGGTCTATGCGATCAAGGGACTGGATCGACCGGGAATGCCTGTGAAGGGCCGCGCCAACCCGGTCGACATCAACTACCGCGGCCAACTCATCAAGCGCGGCGTGCAGTTGTGGATGGTCGGCGTGAACAGCGCGAAGGACGTGCTGTATGCGCGGCTGCGCCACGAACGGCCGGGCCCGGGATACGTGCATGTCCCGCAGGACGTGACGGACGACTGGTGCGAGCAGATGACGGTCGAGTCGCGGGTTCAGGCGCGCACTGCGCGAGGCGTTCGGATGGTCTGGGCGTGTCCGGCTGGAAAGCGGAACGAGGCGTGGGACTGCGCGGTCTACGCGCTGTTTGCCGCGCACGCGCTGGGGATCGAGCGGTACACGTCGACCATGTGGGAGCGTCTGGCCGAGCGGATAGCTCCGGCGCAACCGGACTTGCTTCATGTGGAACATCAGCAGGCGCCGGCCGCAGATCCGCCTCCTGTAGCACGCCGCGATCCGTTCGCCGTCGCGCTGGCTGCGCGCCGTCGACGCCGATTCTGAGGGGAACCATGCAACCGCACCGACCGGCACCGTTCGTCCTGCAGGCGTCGAGCCACGGCACGATGATCGTCAACCGCCACGACTACAAGATGATCGACGAGCACTCCGGGTTCGGGGTTGGCTGGCAGTTGATGACGACGTCGGTTTGCGAGGGGCCGGAGGTCGACCTGCTCGCGCACTTGTTGCGGTTGCGCAGAAAGCACTACGGCGACGGTGTGTATGCGGTGGATTGCGGCGCCAACATCGGCACGGTGACGGTGAGCCTTGCGACGGAGTGCTACGGCTGGGGGCAGGTCCTGGCGTTCGAGGCGCAGGAGCGGATCTTCTATGCGCTGGCCGGGAATCTGGCGCTGAACAACTGCCTGAACGCGCGGGCAATGTTCGCGGCGGTTGGGGCCACGGACGGCACGCTGGAGGTGCCGCGCATCGACTACACGCGCCCGGCGTCGTTCGGGTCGCTGGAGATTCGGCGCCGGGCGAACACCGAGGACATCGGCCAGCCGATCGACTACGAGAGAGCAGAGACCGTTCGGCTCATGCGCATCGACTCGCTTGGGCTGCCGCGGCTGGATCTGCTCAAGGTCGACGTCGAGGGGATGGAGTTCGACGTGCTGGCCGGTGCGGACGCGACGATCCGCGAGCTGCATCCGGTCATGCTGATCGAGCACATCAAGGTCGACGGCAATCAACTGCTCGAGGTGTTGCGCGGCTGGGGCTACGAGGTGATGCCTGCCGGGGTGAACGTGTTGGCCGTACATACGACCGATCCGATACTTGGGGTGTTGCGAAAATGAACAATGTGGCACTGTTGCGGTCGATCATCACCGAAGCGGCGCAGTCGGTGGTCGGGACGTCGCTGACGTTCGTGGAGCAGGAGCGGGTGTTCGCGCAGACCATGACGCGCCTGGTCGAGCAGCACGGCGGCACCGACACGCGGGTCTATATCCCCAAGACGGACCCGATGTCGCGGGCGATGCGCGCGCGCGAGATCCGTGCGCTGGCGCAGGGCGGGGTGAGCGTCGGATCGCTGGCGACCCGCTACGGGCTGTCGGTGCGCCAGGTGCGCCGGTTCGTTGGACGGACAAGTTCCGGCTAAAAATGTCCTGAGCGCAGCGGCACCCTGTGGGGGCGATCAAAGTCATCCACGAGGGCAAAAGCATGGAAAGCAAGGCGAGGGTCGGCGACAGCATGGTCGCCGCGGTGGTCACCCGTCCGGCGCTGGCCGAGGAGTTCAAGGCCCCGGCGTTCACGTACAGGTTCGAGTGCTTCGACGCTGCAGGCCGGATGCGCTGGGCCGAATGCGTCGAGAACCTGGTGACGACCGAGGGCAAGAACAGCCTGCTCGACGTCTACTTCGACGCTGCGACGCAGATCACCGGCTGGTATCTGGGGCTGAAGGGCACCGGGAACGCCGCGGCCGGTGACACGCTAGCCTCGCATGCCGGCTGGGCGGAGGTTACGCCGTACAGCGGCAATCGTCCGGCGATCACCTTCGGCGAGCCGTCGAGCGGTACGCTGGCGGCCAGCTCGGCGCTCTCGTTCTCGATTACCGGGTCAGCGAGTGTCTACGGCGGGTTCATCACGAGCGCGACGTCTGGCACGAGCGGCACGCTGTATTCGGCCGGCGACTTCGCAGCGCCGCGCACGGTTTCCTCTGGCGACACGTTGAACGTCACGCCGACCGTGACCGCGTCATGAAGTTCACCCGCAAGGGCTACGGCCAGTTGCGCCGGGCCGACGATACGGTTGTCTCGCAGCATACG